TAATGAATCATTGTTTAACATATCTAATAATTACAAATCCAACCTATAAAATCGTCATCATTTTCTATTGTCATATGTACACTTACATGATATTGATCAAATCCTTCTGGCGATAATTTGTAGGGTTTTCTAGTCCATATTTTTTTTCCTTCTTCTTCGTGATAAGCTCTTTTTTTAAAATAAGGAATGAAACCAGATGTTATGTAAGGTATCGCATTCTTTCCAGCCCATTTATCATCATGTCTTCGAAGAATTTTAACCATTTCATCTATATCATCAACATAAAAGCTATCAGTGCCAGGAATGTTTTTAAATCTTCGAGCTAATGTTTGAAATACCGTTGGTAACTCTCTAGCTCGTCCTTTTACTGTAGCTTTATTATAATGACCTATAATAGGATATACTGTTTCTCTAACTAACATTATTTTTTAACAACTTTATCCTTGGTATCTTCTTTTACTTCTTTTCCAATTTCCTGGTCTTCTTTTTTAGGTTCTGCAACTTTAGCTTTAGCTTCTACAGTTATACCAGTTTTCTTTTCAGAAGACTCGTTTTCTTTTTTACCTTCTTCAGGTGCTTTAGTTTCGCCACCAGGGAATTTTGTTTCTGGGAAAGGAACAGCTTTTTCTCTTTTTCCTCCTTCAGTATCTTTAGTTTTGATTTCACCATATAATCCTGGTTTGAAATCATTAACTGATTTTAAATTAGTATCTAAATGATAACCTGGTTTGAATTCATGAGATGACATTTCAACTTTTACTTCTGTCTTACCTTTGTGATATTCTTTCTTAAGCCAGTCATAAGCCTTTTTACCTTCTTCAGGTATAATCATACCATTATCATCAGGTAAATTTCCTGCTTTCTCTTCTTCATTCAATTCCAAAGACTTAGTTAAATCTTCTTCATTTACTTTATCATAAAGTTTACCAAGATACTCATGAATGTTAAAACTTCCAGCTTTCATATTGCTAATATTTTATTTTATATATCTTAAACTTAAATTTATTAAATTACGTGCTCGATTGCCAACTTCGTATATGCTTAAACCTTCTGCTTTTAATCTATCAAATAAAGCATTATATTTTGCATCTATTTCACTTTCATCATTCAACATCTTCGCTATTTTTTCTTTTGTTTTTTTGTCATTAAGAAAATCAGTGACTAATCCCATTAGTTTATGCCCCATTTCATCGTCTCCTCTATATAAAGCTTTCCATCTGGGTTGTATTCCTTTTATTGTATAACTCAATTTGGGATTTCCTGAACCAGCTCCATAACCCATATCATTTGAAGCACCTCCGCTAAAAATAATATCTTCGGGTTTTATTTTATCTTCCTTTTTTAGAAATGTTTTAGTAAGAATATCTCTATAAGGACCTATTTGATCTTCAATATCTTTATTGATCTCTTCTTGAGATTTCGGTTTTAATGTATCTTCTACAGATTCTCTAACTAGTTTCATATCAATATACATTAGATGCGGTCCAAAACTTCCCAAGTTTTTTATAACCCGCATATTCCATAAAATCGTCAAATTCATCTTTTGACATAGCAAGTAAATCCTTTTTCAAGTCTTCACGAATTTCTTCATCAAATTGTTGAAGAACTTGATGAATAGCATCTATTTTGTTTAAAATATTATGACTTTCAAAAACAAATTTAGCTCTCATTATGCTAACATTTTATTTATATATCACATAAAAAAAGCCCGCACTTAGGCTGCGGGCAAGTCTCCTGACGATGGGTGCTTTCTTAAGCAGCCATCTTCATTTCATAAACATTTTCGCCGTTTATTTGCGTATTGAGACCTTCATTATCTCCCTTAGTATGCAATCAAAGCCAAGTCACCCCCGTTTGGAATTGATTTAGGGTTCAATTCCGAAAACCCAGGGCCGACCGGTGTTCGCGGACGGGATTCCACCACCAGTTTAAGTCTTGAGTAAACTGGAACTCGATTAGTGACGCTGTCACTGTGGAGGTGGCGGGATTCGAACCCGCGTCTTACATACCTACTCTATAACTAGCTCCGAGGAGCATTCTCAATATCTTGAGTTTCTTTTACTTCATTTGTTTTTGGGCCCTTAGTAACCATAACTATAAGAGCTATGATTGCTAATACATCAAGAACAATTGAAATTCCCCTTACACTGTCAACATCACCACCGGATGCGCCAACACCCATTCCCATAAAGAGACCAATTAATAATGCGAGTGCAACAGGTACTAAAGCCCACCATCTCCAGCCTTTTTTCCAGGCGAAGATAGTTAAAATAATTTCTGCAACTAGTAACATGTAATTTGATTTAAGGATTACAAATATAATAATTATATGTCAAAAACAAAAATAAGATCTGTTAAAAATCTGTTAAATAAAATTTAAATAGTCTTCGTATTTAATCATGAACTCTTCATATGTTAATCCATAATCATCAAGAGTTCCGGGTTCTTCAACAAATTGTTCTTTTTCATAATCATAAATACAAAGCCCATATTGACCAAAATCAAATTCTATAAAGAACAACAGAACATATTGATAACCATATCCAGGATCTCTCATCCAAGCTTTAACTACAAAAGGTTCAAATCCTTCTCTTGCTTCTTTAAATCCAGCGTATTGATTTCCAAATTCTTTTTCTATTTCTTCTTTAGATTTTGGACGTAAAACAGGATTTGGATTTCGTATGCTTTCATTTGTTTTTCCTAAGAATTTTCTTTTGTTATCACCAAGATATGGAAATTTTTCATGGACTCTTTTTACATAATCTTTAAATTCTTTTTTATCCATGAAATCTCTCATGTTGTTTAAGAAGTCTTTTAAACTATAATAATTATAGTTAGCTAACATACTTCCAACACCACCAGCCATATCAATTAAAGATAATACTACATCATGGGTCATTGTGTCAGCGTCACTTTGTAACATTTTTGGATTTTCTTTTACAAAATCCCAATAATTTTTTTTCTTAGGAATTTTCCAATCATAAAGTCCACTCTGTTCATAATGAGGTGATCTAGATTCCTCTCTGTCAACTTTATTTAAATCAAGATTATCGTCAAACCCTTCTAGTAAATTTTTTATTTGTTGTGATAAATCTTCTTCAGTTCTAACATGTAGTGTTAGATCATATGTTGAATCAGATAAATTGTCTGTTCTGTCTTGATAGTTCTTATAAGCGAAATACCTCTCAAGAGGCATTAATCTCTTAATTACCTCTTGGAGATATTGATAGGATTTTTTAAAACCTAAATTATATGATTCATTTACTAAACGCGCACGCATTTACTTTTTCTTTCTTTGTTCCCACCAGGCTTTAATAACTTTGTCAGCACCAAAGAATTTCCAGAAAATCCAATAAACTAATAGGATAAATCCCCATAATCCAACGAGACCTGCTGCTGGAGATCCAAGATCATCTAATTTGCCATATGCAAATAGTACAATTAATACGTTTACAATTTGAATCCAAGATTTTTTTATCCATGGCCAAGCTGTATTTAAAAACCATTTTTTAATCTTTTCCCATATTGATAGGGCAAAAGCTTTAATTTTTTCCCAAAGTTTTTTCATAATTTTTATGATTTTATTTTATTTATTCAAAAATTTTGTTTATATTCGCTTACTAAAACTTAAAAATATGAATATACAAACAAAAAGAGAACAAACTCTAAAGGCAATACAACATGTTTTTGATGTATGCCATCAGAACAATGGAGAGGTAAACCATGTATCTGCGATAGCAGAAGAATACGGGGTCTCAAAAAACATCTTTGGTATGGCTCTTCAAAGAAAAGGAATTCTTGCAAAAGTAACGAACAGAAGTTTTATTCTCAAGACCACCCAAGAACCATCGATGCTTATGGCTGATGCGATCATTGAAGAAATGAGAAAAATTGTAAAAGAACAAACTACCCGGTATTTTGACAACAAAAAGAACACCTCTGAAACCGGTGAAGTTCAGAAGAGATTAATTTCTATTTCTGAAATAAAACACAACGCTCAAGTTGAAGCCAGAAAATTGCTGATTCAAGCAACAAGGTCTGCTTCCATTTTAGGAATTGAGTTAATGAGTTGTCCAGACGAAACGATCAGTAAATATATCGAGTCATTAGAAAGAAAGGGGGAATAATCCCCCTTTTATTTCTTTTGCTTTTTCTCTCTGGTCGCTATCAGTATTCCAATAAGTAATACCATTATTACTGCAATAGGCCATAACTGTTGTAATAATTCTAATGCTGTTTCCATAATAATTATATTTGATTAAAATTTTTTAACTTAAGCATAGTAGCAGCATATCCCTTAAAAGTTGCTCCCATATACATTGTACTACCATCTATATAAGTAGAAATTGCTGCTCCAACATGATCATAATACCAAGGAGCCCCGGGCCAGTCAACTGGATTTATAAAGGCCGGCCCTTTTGTATTTATAGACCATGTTTCTGTATCTTTATCAAAATCCAACAATATTCCTTCTCTATTTTGATAACCTACTCCTGAACCGAGAGAACCCGCTTGTTGCTGCCCACCAAAAATTCCCATTATATTTACCCCGTCATTGATTATTACCGGCATATCACAGGCATAATCCCACGCAGTTCCATATGGCGCTATAGCACCATGAATAATACTCTGATATTTTGTATAAGGGCCTTCAACATTCGTTGATTTTAGAGCTTGAATTTCCCGTTTCGTAACTCCAGAGCTCGTATCCATTATGAGAATATGATAATAATCTCCTATTTTTGCCAACCCTCCAGGTGCTGATACGCCTGTTGCTGAAATTATTGGTCCAAATGAAAAATTTGAAACATCATTATCAAAACACATTATTCTTGCTCCTAAGTTAGTTCCAAGCAAACAACATATGCTATTATCTACCATTACATAACTTCCTGCTGCATAAATGCTTGTAGGACCTCCAGGAACTTCTGCCGCCATTAAAACTGGTTGTTGATTATTTGATACATCCCATGTTTGCCAATCAGAAGAAGTTGCTAATCCCATGCTATTAACGGCTCCGTTGTTTCCAAAAAATAACCATCTTTTTACACCATTTTTAGGTGGAAGAATAGTCCCTCCACCTGTTTCTGAGCTCATCCATGATATGCCACCATTAGCAGGTATAGAAGGGCTTGATGATTGATTTCCTGAAAATTCCCAGTTTAAATATGGATTTAATAATGCTATTCTTGTTCCTACTGAAAAACCAGATACACTCGTTAATGTAACTGTTTTAGCTACATCATTTATGCTTGTACATAATACTGCGGTGCCGTTAACTGATGTGTTTTTAACTATCCAAGTAGTTGTTTCATAAAATTTTGAATAGGAAGGAAGATTAGGAACAGTTAAAGTATTTCCATCAATAGCAGATACATAAAGATCTGTAGAACCTGCATCTCCTACAGTGTTATCCATTTCTTGATTACGAATAACAGCCAAATCAAATGAAAGCTGATAGGTGGGTTCTTCACCTCCAAAAGAAACAAGCTTATTAGAAAATCTTAATAATTTTCCATTATGTCGTAATAATCCCATAAATAGTTTTTATTTTGCTGGTGGAGTTTCTTCAGTTGCTGTTTCTTCTCCTCCTAATTCGCCACCTTCTTCTTCTCCACCTAATCCGCCAAGTTCTTCAGTACCTCCAAGACCACCAAGTTCTCCTGCTCCGGCTTCAGTACCACCTAAACCACCAAATTCGCCTCCTCCTAATCCTCCAGCACCACCAAATCCACCTGCACCACCTTCCATTCCACCACCTCCAGCAGCAGCTCCTCTAACAGCAGCTATACGTGCATATGCGGCAGCAAGTTTACGTATTTCTTCTCTACGTTCTTTCTTATACTTATCATTGAGTTTAATATCCATGTCTGTCATAGTCATGTATTTCTCAACTAAGAACTTAGGATCGAAATAGTTTTCTTCTCCTGGTGTTCCATCAGGATTTACAGTTGGTTGTTTAATGTTCATAAGAGTTGTGACTGTATTAGCAGCTTTTTCTGCAAGGTCTCTTTCCTTAGCTTCTGCAAATAAGTTTTCATCAACATAATCAAGACCAACAGCAGCTCTTAATGATTCATCTTTTGAAAATTCAGGATGTTTTAAACAAAATTGTAACCATGCTGGTTTTAAAACAATTTCTTGGAAAATAGATCGTATCCTTGTGATAAAGTTTTCGAATCTTAATTCTTCTCTTGCAATACCTTCGGCATTGGCACTCCAGGTGCCTACTGGGCCGTTTGCAGGATCATTTGAGAAACGAGATGATGGAACCTTTGTCTCAATAATAAATCTTTGCCAGAAGTACTTTAATGCATCGATATTTGAAAGGTCATAACCTGCTGGTTGAAAACCATCAATTTCAGTTTGTGCTCCATCACGTGAAGGAATAACAAATGTTTTAGCAAATGGAAACTGAACTTGACCATTGTAATTAACTTCTCCTGATTGATCATCAATTGAAAGTTCTTCTTTATACATACCGCGAAGTTCAGAAAGTCTTGTACGTGCTTTTGCTTCGGATTGTGTGCCAATAGGAACAACAATTTTAACACGCATCTGAGCATTCCATACGTTCCAAATGATACGTGAATTTTCAAGGGTTCTTAACATATTGAATGAACGAACTAAACGTTCAACATATGAAAGTCTTGAAATGAAATTACCACGTGCCCATGAAACATAAATTAAGTTAGCATCTACTAATTCTCTTTGTCGTTGTGAATCACCACGATATTGGATCCAAACACGATATTCTTTTCCGTCTGTATCTTTACGAATTTCAGGTTCAAGAGATACAGGGTCGAGTTCTTTGAAACCAATAACATTCTTTGCATCATCAGTTCCTTCACCATCATAAATGATTTCAAATGCTAAGAAACCATCAATTAAGAACTTTTTACAATAGTGCCATGCATCATGACCTTTATTGAAACCAAATGCAAAATATATTTTCTTAAAAGATTCATTTAAGTCGTCGATGATTTCTTTTGCTTTTTCTTGTTTTAGAACAGATTTTAATTCTCTTGTTGCTGGATAAGCAAAATAATTTTGATCATCGAAAATGACTGTTTCATCAGAGATAACTTCTAGAACGTGTTCAATTTCTCCATTCATAGCAAATTTACGTAAAAAATCCCTACGAGTAGGGTACTCTTTATCATAAAAAGCAATGAATTCTTTTTGACCAACATCAACCCCCATGTATTGACCCTGTTGATAATAGAGGCCATACATAGAGTCCATTTGTGCTTCAGCTATACCGATAGATTTGGACTGTTGAAGCAATTCGTGGTCCCATTTCATCCCTAAGCTCGAGAGGTAGCGAATATTACGTTGTATTCTTGAAACTAAGCCTGCTCCCTTGTTATCTAATCCTCGAAGAGTGAATCCACTCATAACTTTAATTTTATTTTATATATTTTAAATCCTTTATCTTAAATGAGTTTTTCTATGTCTATCTATAACCCAAGGTGCTATGTCTTTTCCACAGTATTCACATTTAATCTTTTTAACATTTTTTCCTGCTTTGCTTAATTTGTTTTTTACTTCTTCAGATGGATGAAATCCTTTTAAAGTATCTGATATTTTATTCTTTGTTTCTTCATCTCTATGTTTTCCAAAATAATGATGTTTCTCTTTAGCTGTAAGTCCTTTTCGACTATTTGATATTTTTTCTAATGTTTCTTTTTTATGACGTTTACCCCAAAATGGATGTTTATCTCCAATTCTTTTTTTAGAAGCATCACTCAATTTTCTTTTAGTCTCATTAGATCTTTTCTTTCCTTTATTTGCCTCGCTTATTCTTTGTCTTGTTAACGGACCATGTGATGATCCTAAATATCCCCAGCCACCGGCATCGCTAACGTTATATCCATTGGGCACTAATGTATTATATTTTATAATGTAATCGGCTTCAAGTTTTCTTGCTTCTAATATATTATCACATTCTTGAAGTATTTTTCGTTGGAAATTTTGTTTACCATATTTTTGAATAGCTTTTAAAAAAACTCTTCCACTACCAATATAATCATCATTCAAATTATTAGTAGCATGAGAACCTATATATTGCTTTCCATTAATGATGTTAGTCGTAACATAAACAAAACTAAAATGCTTCATGGCAGGTTTTAGTTTATATATCACACTAAAAAAGGAGATAAATCTCCTTTGGTAAATCCCGCCATGAGCTATTTGTTTGCTTAGGAATTATTTAATAATATTTAACACTTTTTCAGTACACTTTTTCAAAAAATATATTATATTTGTGTTTTAAATTTTTATATTATGACAAAAATTATTGAATTTACACAGTTTCCAGATCATCGTATAGATATTTGTGAGGGTATTCCTGACAACGCATACGATATCACAATCAAAGCTATTTATAGTGACGGATTTCCAGGAAAGGTTTCGCATATGAAATGGGGTAAACCAAGTCTTAATAGATTTTATCAATCTATGAAAACCAAATCCTTTAACATTAATAATATTCAAAAATTAATTATTGAATATAAAACTTCCGGTATAGGCAGTTTAAAAGTTAGCAAAAGCGCTACGAATTTTTCTCGATTAGTTTATGTTTCAAATACAATGAATAATGAACTTCAAAAAATCGGATTGAGACCCGGAAGACCTGGCGATATTTTAAAATTAAGAACAACAAAAGGTGTCGAATTAACTTTTAATTTTGAATGTAGTCAGCGGGCCTATTGTATTTGCGGCGTTAAAGGAAATGTCAGAAAAGTACAAAACGAAGAACAAATACTTTTTACCTCTGGATATTTTCAATGAGTCTCTAAAAACTTGATGATGGTTTCTACTTGACTCATCTTCGTAATATAAAATTGAGTCCCACTTCTTATGTTTTCAATTTCGGGGATTCTTCTCGTTGGCATCATATTCAATAATACAATCTTTATTTCATATTTCTTTCCGTCAACATTAGCATATACTTTATGATCAGAATAGTACATGTGTGTTCTTTTGATGTCAATATATCCGCCAGCTTTA